ATCAATAGAGACTATCCATGCTATCTGCTCTCAGTTATCTGAAGCAGAAATGGTTGGTTATCTTAGAGCTTCTATAATGAAATACATTATGCGTTTTGGTAGTAAGAATGGTTTTACTTTAGAGAAAGCCATTGAAGATACAAGAAAATGCAAATGGTTTTTGGATCAATTATTATTAGAACTAGATACTATTAAGAGTTCAGGTAATGACTCTTATAAACATTCTAATGTTCATAGTTTATTTCCAAAGGATAAAAAATGAATAAGAAGAATGGCAAAGACTATATATTTCTAAGTAAAGTCAAGGCTGATGTATTAAATTACATAGCTAACTTTGTTAAAGAAAAGAACTACTCCCCCACTTTAATAGAGATTGGCAATCGCTTTGGCTTTACTAGAAGTAGATCCAATGCAATCGTAAATGATTTAGCTAGAGCTAATCTATTATCTAAGGATGTAAGATACCCTCAGAGAAAGATTAAACTAAGTCATCAACAACTAACAAAGATAAGTTCTTTGAAAGTCAACGAAATATATCCGGTAAATGAAATTTGAAAAAACTTATTTTTATGAATTCAACGCAAAGTTTAAAGAGATTTTTGACGATCTGGAGACAGCAGCAAAGTCAGAAAAACCTGGCAAGATAAAAGACTTAGAGATTACTAATGTTAAATTTATTTCTGCCAATGTTAAACAAGTAAAAGAAAAAGAAAAGAATGGATAGAGAAAACGATCCTAAACAACAAGTCAAGATAGAAAAGCGTTATTATACTCTACTTGAAAAAGAAAAGAAGTTAGAAGAAGAAGCGCTTAAAGTTGCAGAGAAGAAAAGGAAAGCTGCATACGAACTTGGTATGAAGGATCTTAAGTTTGAAGATATAGCCAGTTAAAGAATAATTGGTATGCGTACTGTAGGTTGTAAAACAACTAAGGAGAGAGACATGACTAAAAAGAAAAAGATAGAAGGTTACTACGGATATTACGATAGCAAGAAGAAACGTAGAGTGTTAAAAGTATTGTATAAAAAAATTTAATTATTAATGAATTCAATTGGAGAAATAGACTGCCAAATGAATATTGACTATGTCAATTTTGAAAGTGTCTATATTTGTTTTTATCTAGCGTAGAAGTATAGGGAGTTTTTCGTTGAGACTCCCTATATTAAATTATTTTTTAACGCCTTTAATTATTCCTTTATTAAAAGATGCATAGAATACAGAAGCTCCTCTTTTCTTACCATAATTTTTTTGCATTTCTTTCATAATCTTTTTTCCCTTTTTACTTAGCGGCATAGTTACTCCTTTGTATTATAAAATTGACTATCATCATTAGTTGTTTTCCAACTGTCAGTCTCAACACTTGGATAATCCAAATTAACTTTATAATCTGGTACTCCATCTTTAACAGTAAAGTTTGGAAGATTAAATAAAATTCGGTTGTTGGGCATTAAGGCAAAGTTTCCGCACCATATATCATCATTATCTATTTCTAAAATATGATGATGCTTATGCTCTTGCGATACCTCTGAATATGTAACGTTCAAGAAAGACATATCAGGTTGAGCGTAATCAATACTAAAGAAATAATTAGCTTTGTGCATTTTATTATCTCTGTCTAAGAACTTACATTGAGAAGTTGCTAACGCATTATACTCAATGATACCTGCATAGTAAGATAAGCAATCCCAATAAGCTAAATCTTTTAACTGTAAATCTTTAACTTCATTTCTATTATACTTATCTGAAAAGAAAGCATGAATAGGAAGTCTTGCATAGTTAGCGCCATTAGGCAGCAAGATATTAAACAAAGGAGTTCTACCTTCTAATGTAGTAATAGAATGGATTAAACAATCCTCTTCTTCTCCTATATGTTTTTCTTTATTATATAGAAACTCTAGTCTGATCTTTGCTTTCCAAACTGGGATGTTGTGGTTTAGAAACGCCATCGTTATATTCTTTCTCCATACAGCTTACATGCTGACAGTTTCTATCTGCGTAGATAACAAATGAATCTGTATTAATAATTTCAACAGCGCAAGATTTACAAAACCCTACATGCTGAAGTCTAAATTTTTTCTTAGCCATTTACCAATTTTTGCAAGACCAATATCTAGCTGTGAACTTATCTTTAGCTGTATCACAATTATGTCTAGCTCTAAAAGATTTTCTTCTTGATGATATAAATTTTTTAATCTTCATCTCAGGATCACCATATCTAACTAACTTAACTTGGTTACCCTTCTTAGCAAGAACAGCAAATTTCTTTCTCTCTCCTGGAGTTCTTTTCTGTTTATTATATCCGGAGAATTTCTCTCCTCTATAAACAACCATTATCTTGCTAATGGATTAGATGAACTTGCTCTAAGTTCTTTCATTTGAACTTTTAGTAATTCAATTTCTTTTTGTGCAATGGCTAAGTCTTGTTTAATCTGACCAGCTTTAGCAGGATCAATGCTGTCAATCTTTGACATGATTTCTCCGTACTTAATAAAGCCACCACCAATAGTACCAATGATTGCAATTGTTGCTATAATCTCTTTTAAATTATTTTTTATTTTATCAAACATATTAACCTTTTGTCTTTCTTAGTTTTTCTAGTTGGATGATAATATCATCTTCCTCATCTTGTATTTGTTTTAACATATTCTGTCTAGCTACCAATGGATCTTTATTTATATAACTATTTAGATTAACATTAACATATATAGGATTTTGTTCTAATTGTAATTGATTAAAGAAATTAGGATTAGGAACACCAACCATTTGCTTTGAGATATAAAATGGTTTATTCTCATACATACTTAAACTAGGTTGATTACTTTTTAATGCGTCAATTTTTATTTCTTGTACTGACTTCGCTTTTGTATCTACACCTTTTAATTCTTTTTCTACTTTATCTAATTGCTGTTTTACTTTGGCATCTACCTTTGTATTTTCTGCACTTGGTTTTTCTTCCGTTGAAGAAACTTTACTAGTATCTTTGCCTGTGGGTAACTCTTCTTTTGAAGATTTTTGTTCTTTAATTGATTCTTCTTTGTTCTGTGTTTGTTCTTTATTAACCTCTTTAGGTTGTTCTGTGGATTGTTTTGGTTGCTCTTGTACTGGTTGCGTTAACTGAATTGTTTCATTTACCTTTGTTGGTTCAGAAGATTGCTGAACGATAATAGGAGATTCTATTACTGGAGCTTCAATAATTGCAACAACGACAGGTTCTGTAATTTTAACTTGTTCTATAATTGGTGTTACAATTTCAATTGGAGCAATAACAATAGGTGGAGTTGGATTAGTTATATAAGTAATAGATAAAGTTGGATTCTTTAAATCAGCAGCATAATGATATGGAGAATTTGTAGATTCGTAAAAAGAAAACTTACTTGTTATATTAAAGTTATCTTGTGTATTTTTATCTACGATAGCTGTGTTTGTATATGTATTAAAATAACTTGAAGTATAAGGTATAATTTTATTCTGTGTTGTTACTCCGCCATTATCATCTGTTATTATTTGCGTCATAGTAACATTTTGATTTTGATTGCCAGACCAATACCAAACATCAACACCTTGATTAGAAGTAAATCCTTCATTAATTTGTGCTTTAGATAAACCATACTGTGTTAATGAGATTGTATTCTGAATATACTTGCCACTTACACCAGCAATCGTATCGTTGCCATGAGTAGAATATAAATTAGTTCCACTCCAACCATTAGCTGTTGTAAATAATTTAGGTGTTAGATTTGTAGTTGTTGTTGTTTGAGAGAAAGAAACTACAGAAGTAATAAGCCAAATAATAAAGGTATAAAATATAACCATGAATTTTCTTTTGCTTCGTACCAAGCGTCTATATCTTCAATTACTTTTTTTCAGGTAAAGACTCCTGCTTTTTTGTTTCTTCAATAATTCTTAATTTTTCAATATATAAATTATAATCTGGTCTTAACTTGTCATACTTCAACCATTGCGCTGTTGCTTCGCTTCCAATCTTACCTTCAAATGGACATGGTGTTCCTGAGTTCTCCATTGCATGGAATACTCTTGCGTCTTGGCAAAGAATAGAAACAGAAGCTACTTTCATTCCAAGATCATTTAATACTTTTGCTAGTTTAATTCTTTCGCAGTTCTCATCTCTAGTATAACTTCCACCAGATATTCCTACTCCGAATGTTGACACTCCACCGCTATATCCGACAACACATAAGTCTTGTGAGAAGGCAGACATTGCTGGTGCTGTTGCAGTTGCTGCAACTCTAGTGTCTCCTGAATAGGCGTTAGAGGTAGAATTAGTTGTTGTAGTAGAATTAGATGAAGAACCTGATTGAAACGTTGAATTAGAGGTACTAGTATAGCCACCAGTAATAGAAGTATTACTACCAGAAGCATTATTCTGTGTAGTTGTTTGAGATGATGCACTAATGATTAAGCATAGTATTAAAACTATAGTTGTTGGTATAATGTTCTTTCTCATCTTATTTTTTAAATCCTCTTTTTTTAATAACCTTTTTAAATCTTATAACTCTTTTGTATTTTAATGGTTCATGTTTGAATGTAATGTATTCTTTTAAAAAGTTGTTAATCTTCTTAAATATATTCATTACTCTTTATTAGACTGTTTATTAGCTAATGTTCTAGCTATGCTTTCTCCTGATCTACCAACTACATAACCACCCAAACCTATTTGTAGCAATGTCCAAACATCTCCTGGCAAATCAAATCCAACTATATGACCGGTAATCATTTTAATAATTGGTGCAAAAATATAATTGAATACTAATACAAATATTAAAACATACATTAACAATGGTCTCCAAGATGCGGCAAACCAACCTGCTTTAGCTTCAGCTTCAACGATAGATGCAGCTGCTTTTAATTCTTCTGTGCTTGATTGCAACAACTGTTGATTAAGTTGTGCTTTTAATTTTTCTTGTAAGTCTTTATCAGGAATAGATTTTTCAATCGTACTGAATAGTATTTTTGCTAATGGTGCTATTGCACCTAGTGCTGGTAACATATTTTTATCTAGTGGTTATGCACAAGAACGCATGAGACTTGATAATTCCTCACAGCGCTTTGGCGTTTGAACTCTCCATTGAGAGTCTAACATTTGTTCTGCTGCTTCATTATAGTCTTTTTTTCGTAATGCTTCAAACATTTTTTTAAACTTAGAAACCCCACCAATACCTAATTGGAATACCATTTCTACTATGATTTCTCTTGCAGTATCACAAATATCAATGCCTTCTAATAATTGTTCTGCATTATAAGCTGATCTATTAAAGTCTTTATCAAATAAAACTTCTAATAAAGATTTATCGTATTGAATACCCTCTTCAAAATCATCATCTTCAGTTAACAAATGTCCATAACCGATAGTGGCTTTGCCTAATGAATCTAAATAAACAGTATTTCTAAACCCCTCATGTTTTTTAATTCTTTCTTTAACTGCTTTATAATCCATAATACATTTACAATTATTTAATAAGACACAACCTATATCATTGTATAGGTAATTAATTCACTTACTTGATACTATCCATCTTCTCTTTGTTGTTGAAAACATCAACTAAATCTTTGAATGACTTGTAACATTTTTGTTCTTTTCTGTTTTTCTTATATTTGTTTTGTTCAACTGTAAGTTTATTTTCTTTAGATAATTCTTGGTTATGTTTTAAATCTGTTAGTATTTGTTTTGTGTCAATAATCATTAGTTCAACACCAAGTTGTTTTTGTTTTTCATTTGGAGATCTGTGAATATTATGATTGTTTTTTTTACGATATGATTTTGTTTTAACATCTATTAATCTTACTATACCATTTGGTTTGATTGCAACCAAGTCAAAGATACATTGTGGATCAATTGACTTTGCAACCATATATCCTTGTTTGACAAGAGAACAAATTGCTTCATATTCTGATATAGCACCTATAGCACTTTTACTTAATTGGCTAACAGTCTTACTATTAGATCTGCTACCGCCCCTATACTTAGTGTTAAGACTAACCATAACACCTTATATATGGTATTGATCTTATCTTCAATATGTTTCAGATGATTATTCATTAATAAATCAATCTTTTGGTCTAGTAATTTTAGCTTTCCGTTCAAGATAAGTATTTGTTCGTTATTTTTTTGTGACTGCGTACTCATTTTACTTTACTTTTTTTGATTCTCTTAAGAGATTTTCAATAAAATCCTTTCCTATTATATCGTTAATAACTCTTCTAGTATCTTTATCTAAAGAATTCAACTTATTTTCTGTTATATATGGAACAAGACTAGTATCTTTTTGCATCTCTTGTTTTGCAGAAGATTTTGCAGATTCTAATAATTTACTCATATATAAAGATTTAATTGAATTTGGTAACTTTTGATATTCAGGAGTTGAAACTATATTTGAAATTCCAAAACCAATAGCAACAGCTAACTTATCTTTGTAAGCTCTGTCTAGTTCTGGTATTCCAGTTGATCTAAATATATTTCTTTGTTCAAAACCTAATCTATCTAATTCTTTTTCAGCAGGATTTTTTGGTGCAAAAAAAGTTAATCCTGTAACCTGTGTTAATAATGGATCTTGTTTATAAATTGGTGCAGCTCTTGGAATTCCATTTGCATCTATAATATAAGATGTAGGAGAAGTTAATGTTTGCAAATTAGAACCTGGAAATCTTCTAGTAAATGCTCCAGTAAATTCTGAACCAGATGTTTCTTTAACAGCTCTTGCTTCAGGAAAGAACTGCGCATACACATCAGTTAAGTTTTGGAATGGAGTTAAGTAACCAGCTAATGTTTCACCCAATAATCTTTTTAATCCAACAATTCCTTTTTGAGCAAAATCATCTGTGTTAAAATTAGGATCTGTAAAGAAGTCAATTAATTTATCAACAACATAAACTCCTGTTGTTCCTCTAATTCCAAACAATACAGAAACAATTCCTTTAACATCTAAATCTCTAAGAGTTCCTTCTTGGTATCTTTTAATAACATCTCCTAAAAATAAATAACCTGCAAATGGGTTAAATGCTCTTGTATCAAAAGTTCTATCTCCCCATTTAAACTCATACCATTTTTCTCCAGCATAAGGTTGTTGTCTTAATAAATAACCAGCTAAAATCATTCCTGTTCCAATTGTAGCTTTGCTTAAAATAGATGTATTTCCTTTTGCTAATTGAGATCTTGATTCTTTGCTAAGCATACTTAAAATTCCAAATGGACTATAGTCATATTGAAACTTAATAGCGTTCATTAAAAATCTTGGATATGGAATAAAACTAGTAAGAAAGAATGGAGCTTTATTAACAAATCTAATTGCTGATGCAAAAAAAGAATCTGGAGCAAAATCTTTTGAAAACGTTGCGTCTAATGCTTTATCAACTGCAACAGCAATATCAGATGGTCTTAATGATTTTAATTCACCATCTCTTGTCAATTGTTCTAATGTTTTATTTCTATAAAACTTACCATTAGCTTTAACAACCTCATCTAATCTTGATAAAAATACAGCTCTTCTTGTAATATATTCTGCGGTTTTGTTTGGTATATTTAAAAAATCAACAATTCCTTCAGCTTTATTCAGTATTCCTTTTTTGCTTGCAGATCCTGCATAATTTCTTACATCAGAAGCATAGTTTAAAAACAATCTATTTTTTTCAGTTGGAATATTATCTAATATTTGATTAGTTAATTCTTTAATTCTTTTATGTGTTTTCGGATACCATTGAGTAAAATTATTAATTAAACCCTGCATACTACTTAATGGACTAGTTGATCCCTTATCAAATTTAACTTTATCTTTTACGAATGGTCTTATTGCCTGTTGTAAAGCTAGATCTAATCCAGATTGTAAAACGTCTAATCCAACTCTTGTACTTTGAGAAATATAGTTACGAACAGTTGTTGATAATCTTGTAACTAATGAACCTCTACGAATATTATCTAGTCGTTTTATTGTATTCCAAGTATTTGTTCCTGTGTCAAAAGAACTATTTGGATCTAATAATTGTTTATATTCTTTTGATACTTTTGACCAAAATGCAAGTTCTTGTCCAGCTTGTCTAGCACTTGGATAAATAAATGAAGTAAATTCATCATAACTAATTTTATTATCTTCAGCAATTCTTCTTATGATTGTTGGAATATCATATTGACCAGATTGCCATAATTCTTGCAATTGTAATGATATAGGTTTCTTTGGATCTAATTTTATATTTTCTTCTTTGAAAAATTTAGAAGTTGCTTCAGTAATTTTTTTAACAGTTTCAATCTGCAAAGCAGGAGTTCTGTTTAATGTAAGAATTGGTTCTGCAATAGGTTCAACTTTAGGTATTTCTAATATTGGAGTTTCAGCAATTGGTACTTCTGCTTTTACAATTTCAGGTTTAACAACTTCAGGTTTAACAATTTCTTCTTTAGGTATTTCTATTTTAATTTCTGGAATACCTTCTGCAATCTTTTCATTAGTAGATTTTATTTCATCTAATATTTGAGTTCTTTTAGTAACATTACCAGGTTCAAATGCATCACCAAGAATAACATCATTATTTTCTTTAATAACTTTTATTTCATCATCAAGAACTCTATTAACATTTTGAATAACTTCTTTTCTATTCTCTGGACTTTCTTTTGCATATTCAAGAATATCTCCAAATTCTTTTCCTGTCTTATTGCTTTTTAAAGTGTTAGGTTTATTGGCTACATTGGAAAAACCAGAAGATCTTCCCATAACTTCCATTAAAGCAATGTTAATATCTCTTGTTAATCTTTCTCCAACTCCACTTGGTTCATTACCAGTAACTTTATAAAGTGTATTAAGAGTATCTCCGGCAAGACCAGAAGCAATTAATCCAACAGAAGTACCTGTTCTTACAGCTGCATCTATTGCAGACGAACCTCTATCAAATAAATAATTATTAACTTTTCCTAATAAACTATTTTCTGGATCTCCAAGTAACCATTTTAATTTTTCTTTATTTTCTAAAGTAACACCAAGATCATCTTTCCAAACTTCTTTTAATTGATTAACCGTTATTGAGCTTGAAGGTGTTTCTGCAAAAGGATCTTTAACAATTGTTATTGGTTGGTCTCCTTTTTTTTTACCAGCAATAATATCTGCATTGCTTAACCCACCAAATGCCTTATCTAAACTAGATTGATTTTCATCTGTTTTAAATAAATCGTTTATTGCAAAAGATGTTTTTGTTTCATCTTTAAACAATTCTTCAATTGTTGGCATTTAATTATTGAGTTATAAAATTAGAACCATCCCAAACATAATCTTTTCCTTTAATTGTATATGTTTGGTTTTTAACTAAACTATTTTTGTCTGGCATAGATGTTAATGTAATTTTGCCTTTAGGTGCTTGTGTTGTTGTAGAAACTTCTTTATTTTTTTGTTGGTCTGCAGCAAATTTAGCAAGATCTTTATTTCCAGAAATAGCAGCTAAATCAGCAATTTGTGAAAATATATTTCCTTGTTGTAATTTATTAATTAATATTTTATCAGCTGGATCTAATGGTAATCCTGCTCTAACTTTTTCTAATGCCTTAACTTCTAATCCTGTTAAAGTTTGTTCTTTAGGAGTTAATAATAACTTCATTGTTTCTTTTGGAAACGCTTTAAACAATGGTTTGTATTGTTCAGGAACTTTATCAGCAAATTCATCAATTGCTTTTTGTTGTTCTTGTTCTTTAGTCATTGTTCTAACTGCAGAAGATACTTTTAATCCTTCAACAAAAGAAGGTAGTGCAGCTTCAGAAATACTTTGACCCTTCATTCCTGCAGATAATAAACTTAATCCTGTTAATGCTTCTGGACTTCCAAGTAATCCCATTAAACTTAATGTCTTATTTGTTTTTTTATCAGAACCTAATAATGATTGATCTTCTAATCCCATACCTTGAGATACACCAATATTCATTCCATTGTTTGAAAGATTTGTTGTAGCAAGTGGAGAACCAGATGTAGATAATACATCTTCATTTGTCATATTATATTTTCTTAAAAGCTCTAATAGATTTTCCATTATATTAATCCTTGTTGTTGTAAGTAGTTTGTATAAATACCAGCGCTACTTGGTTGTGTTGTTAGTAATCCTTGCGGATATAAAATATCACTTATGTTCTGTTTAGAAGTATTGTAAGCATTTAAAATACTTCTTCCTGTACCATATAAAGGTACATTACTATTTGGTATATTCATGTCAACACCAGGCACTTGTGGTTGTACTGCTTGTGTTGCAGCTCCAAGTAAAGCTGATGTTCCTAAAGTCTTTGCAATATCAGCAGGTGTTTTTGGAATAAATGCACTAACGAAATCTGTTGAAGGAAATAAACCTTGAACATTACTTGCAATAGAACCTGTTAAAGGATTAAATGCACCGCCAGCTCCAAGT